TTATAAGAAATTTACATATAAAGCACAAGAATCTTACAGGTTAGATTACATAGCACAACAAGAGTTAGGTCAGAAGAAACTTGACCACTCAGAGTACGATACTTTCAAAGAATTTTATACAAACGATTGGCAGAAATTTGTAGAATATAATATACATGACGTAGAACTTGTTGACCAACTGGAAGACAAGATGAAATTAATTGAACTTGCTTTAACTATGGCATACGATGCTAAAGTTAATTACGAGGATGTATATTCACAAGTAAGAACTTGGGATAGTATTATATACAACTTTCTTAAGACAAAAGGTATAGTAGTTCCACCAGTAGAAAGGTCTGACAAGAATACTCAGTACGCTGGTGCATATGTAAAGGAACCAAAACCAGGATTATATGATTGGGTAGTTAACTTCGATTTAAATTCACTATACCCACATCTTATAATGCAATACAATATCTCACCTGAGACATTGATGCCCAATAGACATTCATCAGCAACAGTAGATAGAATATTAGAACAAGAAATAGATTTCAGCGACTTAGATAATACAACAGTGTGTGCTAATGGTGCTTTGTATGACACCACACAGAAAGGATTCTTACCAGAACTCATGCAAAAATATTATGATGAGCGTGTCATTTTTAAAAAGAAAATGATCAAGGCAAAGCAACAGTATGAAAAGAATCCATCAGTTGAATTAGAAAAAGAAATTACTCGTTGTAATAATATTCAAATGGCAAAGAAGATTTCTCTTAACTCTGCCTATGGTGCTATCGGTAATCAATACTTTAGATACTTTAAAGTAATAAATGCTGAAGCAATAACTCTATCTGGTCAAGTTTCTATTCGTTGGATAGAAAACAAGATGAATGGTTACTTAAATAACATTCTTAAAACGGAAGGAGAAGATTATGTCATTGCATCTGACACCGACTCAATCTATCTTAATCTTGGACCTCTTGTTGATAAATTTTTTAGTAATAGGTCTAGTGACAAAGCAAAGATTGTTTCCATACTTGACAAGATATGTCAAGAAAAGTTGGAACCGTTCATTGACTCCTGTTATGAGGAGTTGGCGACGTATGTATCTGCGTATGATCAAAAAATGGTAATGAAACGTGAGAACATTGCCGACAAAGGTATATGGACAGCAAAGAAAAGATATATTTTAAACGTATGGGATAGTGAAGGGGTAAAATATGAGGAAGCAAAGTTAAAGATGATGGGTATCGAAGCGATCAAATCATCTACACCTGCACCTTGTAGAGACGTTCTTAAAAAAGCACTTAACATCATTATGACTAAGGATAATGATGATTTAATAACCTTTATAGATGACTTTAGAACTAAGTTTTATAGTATGCCACCTGAGGATATAGCATTCCCTAGAAGTGTCAATGGGTTGACAAAATGGTCAGACCCTGTTACGCTATACAAGAAAAGTTGTCCCATTCATGTAAGAGGAGCACTCTTGTATAACCATCAACTTAAAAGAAATGGGTTAGTTCATAAGTATCCTATCATTCAAGAGGGTGAGAAGATCAAGTATGTATACATGAAAGAACCAAATGTATTAGGACAGAATGTTATGTCATTTATCTCGGATTTTCCTAGTGACATACCAAAGATTAGTAATCATATAGATTACAAAACACAATTTGAGAAATCATTTATCACCCCTCTTAACAACATCCTTAATGTGATAGGGTGGAAAACTAAAAAAGAAAGTAATTTGGAGTTCTTATTCGTATGAGTATTTTTGATACACTTGCTAAAGAAGCAAAAAATGATTATGCAAAACTTGTATCAGATGCAACGTCTGGTGATAAACAGGGGTTTATAGGTACAGGTTCTTATATACTAAATGCACAATTAAGTGGTAGTATCCATGGTGGTATACCCAACAACAGAGTAACTGCTATTGCAGGTGAACAAGCAACAGGTAAAACCTTTTATGCTTTAGGTATTGCTAGTACTTTTCTGAATGATCATGAAGATGGTGCAGTATTTTACTTTGATAGTGAAGCAGCAGCAACACCAGATTTATTCAGAGAACGTGGTTTAGATCCTAATAGGGTATGGCATTTTCCAATAGATACTATCGAAGAATTTCGTACTCAAATGATACGTATTCTAGACAATCTTCTCAAGACACCTGAGAAAGATAGGAAACCACTCTTAGTTGTATTAGATTCTCTTGGTATGCTTGCATCTCAAAAAGAATTACAAGATGCAATGGATGATAAACAGGTTAGAGACATGACTAAATCACAGATGATTAAATCTGTGTTCAGAATTATCACTAGTAAACTAGGTAAGTTAAAGATACCTATGATAGTGACAAACCATACGTATAAAACTATGAATCCTTATGGTGAACCATCTGATATGGGTGGTGGTAGTGGTCTGAAGTATGCAGCATCTACTATTATGACTCTAACAAAGTCAAAAGAAAAAGATAGTAGTAAAACTATTATTGGTAATATTATCAAAGTTAAAACATACAAATCACGTTTAACTAAGGAGGGCACACAAATTGCAACACGACTATTTTTTGACTCAAGGGGATTGGACGAGCACTACGGACTACTGGAGTTGGGTGAGAAGTATGGAGTTTTTGAACGTAAGGGGAACCGTATTGTGGTTGGCGATTCTAGCGTATATCCTTCTGCTATTCTTGCCGATCCTAACAAATACTTCACCCCCGAAATAATGCAAGCACTAGATGAAGTTGCTGCTAAAGAATTTAAGTATGGTAATGAAGACAGTTGAGGATTTCATCAAGGTATATGACAATATATTTGATGAAGATTATTGTCAAGAACTAATAGATTACTTTAACAACGGAGAACCAACTTTTAGAAACTCTGATAACAAACCTAGATTCTATGAATTTGGTTTACAACCAGAGATGATGGAGTTAATGATATGGAGAGTTGCTCCGTTCTTAGATAAGTATGTTAAATCAGTTGGTTGTGAGAAATGGTTACCAGAAAAGTTTTGTTGGGAATTTGGTAGAGTCAAAAAGTACAACAAAAATACTGAAGATCAGTTTGCACCTCATGTAGATGTAGGTGATAGACAATCAGCAAAAAGATTCTTAGCATTTTTAATTTATTTAAATGATGTTGAAGAAGGTGGAGAGACCAACTTTGTAGGGATCAACAAGAAACTAAAACCAAAGAGAGGAAGAGGAATGATATTCCCTCCATTATGGATGGTTCCACATCAAGGTAAACCTACCATATCAGAGGACAAATATATTTTTAGTACCTACCTCAATTACATTGATTTATGAACTCACTTGAATTTACAATATTGAATAACTTGGTGACGAATGATCAATTTCGTCGTCAGGTATTTCCATATCTAAAAAAAGAATACTTTGAAGAAGAACATAATAAATTATTGTTTGATTTAATATCAAATTTTATTAATAAGTATGAGAAATGTCCTACTAAAGAGTCACTAGCAATTGACTTACAGAATGTCACTAGTTTAACTGACCAACAGTTTAAGATTTCTCTTGAAGCTATTGATAAAGTTAATGATGAGAAACTAGATCAGACATGGTTAGTAGATTCTACTGAAGAATGGTGTAGAAATAGAGCAATATATCTGTCATTATTAGAGAGTATACAAATAGCAGATGGTAAAGATGATAAGAAAGATAAAGGTGCTATACCTTCTATACTTTCAGATGCTATCGCTGTTTCATTTGATAATCGTATAGGTCATGATTACTTTTCTAACTATAAAGAAAGGTTTGAGTACTATAATAGAGTAGAAGAGAAGATACCTTTTGATCTTAGTATGTTTAATAAGATTACTAAGGGTGGATTATCAAATAAAACATTGAACGTAGCACTAGCAGGTACAGGTGTAGGTAAATCTTTATTCATGTGTCACGTTGCTGCAGCAACATTACTACAAGGTAAGAATGTATTGTATATTACCTGTGAAATGTCAGAAGAAAAGATTGCAGAGAGAATAGATGCTAATTTATTAGGTGTTAATATACAAGAGATTGCTGATTTACCTAAGCAAATATTTGAGAGTAAAGTAAACAAATTAGTAAAGAAAACAAAAGGTAAATTAATTATTAAAGAGTATCCTACAGCATCAGCACACGTAGGACACTTTAAATCATTACTAAATGAACTGTCATTGAAGACAAGTTTTAAACCAGATTTAATATTTGTTGACTATCTAAATATTTGTGCATCTCAAAGATTTAAAGGTGCTGTTGTAAATTCGTATACCTATGTTAAAGCGATTGCTGAGGAGCTCCGTGGTCTTGCAGTTGAAACTAATGTACCTGTCGTCTCCGCTACTCAGACGACTCGTTCTGGGTATGGCAGTAGTGATATTGATCTTACTGACACGAGTGAATCCTTTGGTCTCCCTGCTACTGCTGACTTCATGTTTGCTCTTATCTCGACTGAAGAATCTGAGCAACTAAATCAAATTCTAATTAAACAACTGAAGAATAGATACAACGACCCTACTATGAACAAGCGATTTGCCATAGGGGTTGACAGATCTAAGATGAAGCTGTATGATGTAGAACAAAGTGCTCAGGATAATATAATCGAGCAACCTTCTAGTGCAACAGTTATTACGAAGGTAAGTTCCGATGAAGTTAAACCTAGTGTCTTCACTAAATTTCAAAAGTTTAAAAATCTAAAAGTATGATTGATTTTGATAAGTATCTTTTATTCGTGGATGGTGTCACATCCGATTCCAGTAAGAATTTTGTCGATCTTGCTGATCGCTTGGGTGAACTTGACAGAGAGGGTGCCAATATTGAACGTCTTACCACTGCTGGTGTTGGTCTTGCTGCTGAATCTGGTGAGTTTCTTGAGATCGTTAAGAAGATGGTATTTCAAGGTAAACCTTGGAACGACGACAATCGAGAACATCTTATTATTGAGTTGGGTGATATTATGTGGTACGTAGCAAACGCTTGTATTGCATTGAACGTTGAATTTGATGACGTTGTACGAGGTAATGTCAAGAAACTAGAGAAGAGATATCCTGGTGGTAGTTTCTCCATAGAGAAATCTGAGAAAAGAAAGAGAGGTGATCGCTAATGTTAACTAGACAAGTAGAAGATTCATTAAGAGCAGCACAAGAACATTTAAGAGATGCTCTTGCGTTTGCAGCAAGAGGTGAGAAACCTTATGTAGCAAAACACATAGGTTCATTCTTAGCAGACATTGAGAACTTGATAGAAGCACAGGATATCATAGAACAGATGAGAGAAAAGATGGAGCAACTGCCTGACGATAAATAAAAATAAAAGGTCATGGTAACTGCTACCAAGAAGAAATCTACTACAGAATTACAGAGAGAGAATATATTAGCTTTTAATAATGCTGTTGCTAATGTTAAACAACTTATTGTAGATAAGAAGTTTGTACCACCAAACAAAATGACATTATGCTATGGAAAGAATAGAGGTAATGGAACAAAATGGAGAGTAGATGGAAAGAAGTGGCCGTTACCTAAAAACATGTCCTTTTTATTCAGAACTAATAAAAGTAGATCTGATTTACTACGTCAAATACAAACTACTTTACCGTACCAAGTTGACTGGATTGAAAATTCTAACCTATCAAAACT